GTAAGGAGATACTACGATGCGACCTCCCTTTTTAAAGTCAATATCCCAACGCCAGTCATGGCCGGTGTCCGTACACCTATTAGACAGTTCGCTTCGTGTGTCCTTGTTGATAGCGATGACACCCTTGATAGTATCTTCGCTAGTGATATGTCCATTGGTCGCTACACTGCGCAAAGAGCAGGCATCGGAATCAACGCAGGACGCATCCGCGGAGTAAACTCAAAGATCAGAGGCGGAGAAGTCGCGCACACTGGTATTATTCCGTTCTTGAAAAAGTTCGAATCGACAGTACGTTGCTGTACGCAAAACGGTGTTCGCGGCGGCTCTGCCACCACACACTTTCCGTTCTGGCATCAAGAGATTGAAGACATCCTTGTGCTAAAGAACAACAAAGGCACAGAAGACAATCGTGTACGTAAACTTGATTATTCAATTCAGTTGAATAAAACAATGTATGAGCGTCTACTAAGTGGCGGCGATATTACTTTGTTCTCACCACATGATGTGCCTGGACTGTACGAAGCATACTTTGGCGATCCAGACAAGTTTAAAGAAATGTACGAAATGTACGAGCGTAAGACTAGTATCAAAAAGAAAACTATTCCAGCAATGGATCTGTTCTCAGACTTAGTAAAAGAACGTGCAGAAACAGGTCGTATCTATATTATGAATGTAGATCATGCTAATACACACAGTTCATTCAAAGACACTGTATATATGAGTAACTTGTGTCAGGAGATTACGCTACCAACTAAGCCACTACAACATATTGATGACCCAGACGGAGAAATTGCTCTATGTATCCTAAGTGCTATCAATGTTGGTACTATTAAACAGTTAGACGATCTAGAAGAACTATGTGACTTAGCAGTTCGTGCGCTAGAAGAAATTATTGATTACCAGCGTTATCCAATTGTGGCAGCAGAGAAATCAACTAAAGCTCGTCGTTCACTAGGTGTCGGGTATATTGGTCTTGCACACTACCTTGCAAAACAAAAAGTACAATATTCAGACTCGCAAGCATGGAAAGTAGTGCATGATTTGTCAGAAGCATTCCAATACTATTTGCTAAAAGCAAGTAACACACTTGCTAAAGAACGTGGTGCATGTGAATACTTTGACCGTACCAAATACAGTGATGGCATTCTGCCAATCGACACTTACAAGAAAGATGTTGATACGATTGTAGCAAATGAACTAAACTACGACTGGGAAGCTCTACGTGCAGAAATTAAAGAACACGGCTTGCGCCATTCGACATTGTCAGCACAGATGCCAAGTGAATCTAGTTCTGTTGTTTCGAACGCAACAAACGGTATTGAACCACCACGTGGTTATCTAAGCGTTAAAAAATCTAAGAAAGGTCCATTGAAGCAAATTGTTCCGCAATACCAAACTCTAAAGAATCATTACACATTGCTTTGGGATATGCCTAGCAACGAAGGATACATTAATGTTGTTGCAGTAATGCAGAAGTTCTTTGATCAAGCTATCAGCGGCAACTGGAGTTATAACCCAACGCACTATCCAGATAATGAAGTACCGATGAGTGTTATGCTACAAGACTTGTTGAATACATACAAGTATGGTTGGAAAACATCTTACTACCAAAACACTTATGATTACAAAACTGATCCAAGTGAAGTTGAAGATGAAAAACCGCAAGAAGCATTGGCTCCTAGCGAAGTAGATTCGGACGACGAAATGTGCGAAGCGTGTGCAATCTAAGGTTGACACGCACAAGAAATTAGTGTAGTATACACAAGTAATTAAGGAAGTGAAAAAACATGAGCAAGACAGTATTCAACAAGGATAAAGTAGACTTCACTAAAGAAAACATGTTCTTTGGTGCAGAGCAAAACACACAGCGTTACGATACATTTAAGTTTCCTGTGTTTGATAAACTCAACCAAACTATGCTAGGTTATTTCTGGCGTCCAGAAGAAGTATCGTTGCAGAAGGACAGAGCAGACTATGCTAACTTCCGCCCTGAGCAGAAGCACATCTTTACTGCTAACCTGAAGTACCAAACACTGTTAGACAGTGTTCAAGGGCGTGGTCCTTGCTTGAGCTTCTTGCCTCACGTATCACTACCCGAGCTAGAAGGTTGCATTGTTACTTGGGACTTCTTTGAAACAATTCACTCACGTTCGTATACACACATTATGAAAAATGTGTATCCAGATCCAAGTGAAGTATTTGATACTATCCTCGACGACGAAAAAATTCTTGCTCGTGCTCAAAGTGTTACAAAATACTATGACGAGTTTAACGAAGCAGCCGATGCATTCTTCCATCGTAAAGAAGGCAACATGCGCGATGTTAAAAAGAAATTGTATCTTGCAATGCAAACTGTAAACATTCTAGAAGGACTTCGCTTCTATGTAAGTTTTGCTTGTACATTTGGGTTTGGTGAGCTAAAACTAATGGAAGGCAGTGCAAAGATTATTTCACTTATTGCTCGTGACGAAGCACAGCACTTGGCACTAAGCACACATGTACTAAAACTTTGGGCACAAGGCAAAGACGATCCAGAGATGGTTTCTATTGCAAAAGAGTGTGAAGAAGAAGTTTACGATCTATGGCGTACTTGCGTTGAAGAAGAAAAGGACTGGGCAAACTACTTGTTCAAAGACGGTTCGATGATTGGTCTAAATGCAACACTTCTACATCAGTATGTAGAGTACATTGCTAACCGTCGACTAAAAGCACTAGGTATGAATGCTATCTTTGATGCTCCAGTAAACACAAACCCACTACCGTGGACACAGCACTGGCTATCAAGCTCAGGCTTACAGGTTGCACCTCAAGAGACTGAAGTTGAAAGCTATATTATTGGTGGCATCAAGCAAGATGTTGATCAAGAAAAATTAAAAGGATTCAGTTTATGATTCTAATATATGGAAAACCGCAATGTCCTTTTTGTGAAAAAGCAAAGGCACTATGCGAAACACGTGGACTCGATTACGAGTACAGAACACTAGATGTTGATTACACAAAAGAAGAGCTCTTGGAAACATTTCCAGGTGCTCGAACTGTTCCACAAATTGTAGTCAATGGCCATAAGGTTGGTGGCTACGAACAATTTACACAGTACTTAGAAGAAACTAATTTTAACGGCACAGGATTTACTTTATGATTATCGAAACACCTTACAAGGCAGGCGACACTATTTCATTTAAAACAGTAGCAGGCGAAGAAGTTATTGCAAGGCTCAAAGAAGAAACAGCAGACATTTTAAAAGTAGACAAACCAATGGCGCTAACTGCAAGTCAGCAAGGACTAGGAATGGTTCCGTTTACTTTTACTATTTCTCCTAGCACATCTGTTAATGTCCAAAAAAGCGCACTAGTTTTTATTGCCAAAACTGACGACGAAATGGCAAAACAGTATATCGAAAGTACAACTAGTATCAAAATGGTTTAACCATTTTCTCTTGACAAATCATTTCTTTGAACTTATAATATAGTCATAATAAGGCAAAAAGAGAAAGGCAAAGATATGAAAGATAAAGTAATTTTGACAGATGCAGACGGCGTCTTGTTTGATTGGGAATATAGTTTTGATCAATGGATGAAACGACATGGCTACACTATTGTAAGCCATGGAAATTATTTGATGGATGTCAAATACGGTTTAGAAAAAGCCGAAGCAAAACGTTTAATTCGTATGTTTAACGAAAGTGCATGGATTCGTAAATTGCCTCCATTGCGTGATGCAATCCATTATGTTAAAAAATTGCATGTTGAACACGGATATATCTTTCATGCTATTACTAGCCTAAGTGACGATGTATATTCACAGCATCTAAGAACAAAGAACTTGATTGAAATGTTTGGGCCCAGTGTTTTTGAAAAGTATGTTTACTTAGACACAGGTGCAGACAAAGACGAAGTACTTGAAGAATATCGTGGCACAGGATGCTATTGGGTAGAAGATAAACCTGAAAATGTTGACGTTGGTATTAACATGGGGTTAGAAGGTATTTTGATGCGCCATCGACATAATTCAACTTATGTAGGAATGGCTCATCGAGTAATGAACTGGAAAGAAATTTATAATATTGTAACAGGAGAAAATGTATGAGCAATACAACACATGAACAAATCGTTCAAGCATTTAATAACTATCTAGCAGAAGCAGAAACTTTTGAAGGCAAAGGTGTAAAAGCTGCTGCCGCTCGTGCTCGAAAGGCATTAGGCGATCTAGGCAAACTAACCAAAGACCGTCGTAAAGAGATTCAAGATAAAAAGAACGAAATGTAAATGATTACACTAACCCCTGCAGCCAACCATCAAATTAGTAAGTTGTGTCAAGAAAACGACTGCTATGCTATCAAGCTAGGTGTCAAAGGCGGAGGATGTGCCGGCTTTGAATATGAATGGTCTACAGCACAAGTAGACGAACTAACTGAAAATGATTTTGTAGTTTCGTGCGACAACGGAACATTTGCAGTTGATGCACATAGCCAGATGTTTTTAGTTGGATCGACTATTGATTATAAAAAAGATATTATTGGTGCAATGTTTGATATTCAAAATCCAAATGCACAGTCTGCGTGTGGTTGCGGTGTTAGTGTAAACTTTGACGGAATGTTTTGATGTGGGAGTTGTGGTGCAAAGCTATAGGCGAAAAGGCCTACAACGATAACCGCAAAGCAGATCGAGTAGCAATGATCCGCACATCGTGGATATTATTACACATTGTTACTTGTTTTGCTATTATACTCAATGCAGTTGCAAATCACGGTTGGGGATTAATAGGTCTATGAAGAAAGAACTAAAAGACTATGTCAAAGTTTACAATCATTTTGATAAAGATTTCTGTAATACAGTAGTACAGAATCTAAAAGATGATTGGCACAAACATACCTTTTATTCTCACAGCGAAAAAGAACGATTTGACTTTGACGATGACTTAGAAATTAGTCATCAGTATGACGATAATGCATTATTCATTTGTCGTGAAATTAAAAACGTTTTAATTAATTATATTGAAGATATCAAACTTCCTAGCCTTGAAGGATGGGACGGCTATCTCGATATTAGATATAATAGATATCAAGTCGGAAAGACTATGCACTGGCATGCTGATCGAGTACAAGAAATGTTTGACGGTACTCGCAAAGGTATACCTACGCTAAGTGTAGTTGGCACATTAAATGACGACTACGAAGGCGGAGAATTTTATATGTTTGACGACTATAAAATTGATATGCCAGCAGGCAGTGTACTAGTGTTTCCTAGTACTTTTATGTATATACATCAAGTAACACCTGTAACTAAAGGAACACGTTACAGTTGGGTAAGTTGGGTTTGGTAATGAATGTTAAAGAAGGCGATCTAGCATATATTGTTTTTAGTGTACGTCCAGAAAATGTAGGACGTATTGTTAAAGTAGCAGAGTATATTGGAAGATTTCAAAAAGGCGATGAATGGGAGTTTCGAGGACTTCCGTGTCAGGCACTTGTAACAGATCACTATTGGTGGATTGAAGCAGACGATCTAAGTATACAGTTTGGACCAAGTCCTCGCGCTTACATTGCAGATAGTTGGTTACGTCCTATTCAAACACCGCAAGAAGAAAAAGAACAAGCAGAACAATTAGAACTTGACATCTTTGCATAAGAGTGTTATAAATACACTGCAACGTTGAAGCAAACTCAACGACATACTGGACCCCGGGGCGGTACCGGGCGACTCCACCATAAGCACATACGCTGGATATGCAGATAGCATATTGAGACATAAGAAACGTCAGGTGTGTGTTTATGATGGGGTCGAAATTAGGATCGACAGGTGTTTAATAGGTAAGTGGAGTTGTCCGGCGCAAGCTCGGTTAACGCAAGAAAACAAAACAAACGCAAACGAAAACTTTGCACTAGCGGCTTGATCGCTACGGGGTAGTTATACCTTGTTACCAAAAATAGCAGGAAAGCACCTT